CCACAAGGCGTGGTTTCTGGAGTGCGCTGCTCTGCCGACAATGGCGCAACTGTGGCGCACAGGACTGCCGTTCGACAAGGAAGCTCTTGAAGAACTGCACGAAGATCTTGCCAAAGATCACGTGCGGCTTGATGACGCCTTCATCGAAACCCTTGATGCGGCACTACCTGCCAACAAAAAACTGCCTCGTGATCCAGACGGCACCTTTAACTTGCGCTCCAAGCCAGAGGGCACCATTCGTGAGGGCACTAAAAAGGAGGCCGGCTTCAACCTGAACAGTCCCAAGCAACTGTTGGACGTGTTCACGACCCTGTTGGATAGGCAGCCGGTAGACAACAACGGCAAACCCAGTGCCAGTCGTGCGGCACTACGGGAGTACGCCGGCGACCACAAAGTTGTGGCCGACTATCTGGCCTGGAAACGGGTGGAGAAACGGCGCCAAATGGTAGAAGCCCTGCTCAAACACCTCGGGAGCAACGGTTTTATTAAGGCAAGTTACATGCAGCTTGGGGCTGACACCGGGCGCATGTCCTGTATCGGTCCCAATCTCCAGCAAATTCCAAGAGATTCAAGGTTTAGGGCGTGCGTGAAGGCACCACCCGGATGGAAACTGGTAGTGGCGGATTACGCCCAGATGGAACTACGGCTGGCCGCCGCTGAAGCTCAAGACGAGCTGATGATTCGTGCGTTTCAGCAAGGGTTGGATCTGCACACTGTTACTGCGATGCAAATTTATGGCGTCCCTGAAGATGAGGTTACGAAGGAAATGCGCCAAGTTAGCAAATCTGCGAACTTTGGTTTGTTGTATGGATCGGGAGCCCGAGGATTACGCAACTATGCAGCAGGAATGGGGATACAAATGGATCTCTTTGAGGCTGGGGAGATCCGCTCTAAATTCCACGCTGCATATAAAGGAATCAGCCGGTGGCAACGCGAAAATGCTGCACAAGCTAATCGCCATCGTGTTGATGCCGCGATCAGGATTCGTAACTCCGGGTTGCGGAGGTTTTTACCGGGCGAGTACAACTCACTTACGGTCCGCTCCAACACCCCCATCCAAGGAGCCGGTGCCGCTGTACTCAAACGAACATTGGGTAAGTTATGGCCACTGCTAAAAGCTGATGGCGAAGAAACGGTCCGCATCGCGGGTGTTGTTCATGACGAAGTTATTCTTTTTGTGCGTGAAGAACATGCGGATGTTTGGTGCCAACAACTCGCGGCTATAATGCAGGACGCTGAGGCAGAGTGGTTAGGGCCTGTGCCGCCGTTGGCTGAAGCGAAGGCCGCTAAATCGTGGGTGGATGCTAAGTAATGTTAAGCATACTTGATTTGTTTTCTGGTATTGGCGGTTTCAGTTATGCTGCAGAGCGTTTAGTAGGCGGGTTTTCAACAAAACAATTTGTTGAAATTGATACTTATTGTCGTTCTGTTCTTCTAAAAAACTGGCCTGACGTTCCGATTCATGACGACATTCAAACCTACACAGCTCCAGTTAAATCTTTTGACGTTATCACAGCCGGATTTCCTTGCCAAGACCTCAGTAGTGCCGGAAAGCAGGCAGGACTCGGGGGAGAACGAAGCGGACTGTTCTACGAAGTCATCCGACTGGCTCGGGAGCTTCAACCTCGGTTCGTCGTCTTTGAAAATGTTGCAAATCTCGTGTCTCACCAAAACGGGGAGACGTTCCAAGAAGTGCTCTTCCAAATTGCCCGTGCAGGGTTTGATGCGGAGTGGGCAGTTGTTTCAGCGCGTGATGTGGGAGCCTGCCACTTGCGGAAACGAGTGTGGATCGTTGCCCACGCCGCGAGCCAATGCGGCGATGACGTGCGACTTGAGAACGCAGGGCAAGCATCCGAATCCAAACTTAGAGACAGTGATTGCGCGGATGTTGCCGACGCCGACGACGACGAGGGACTACAAGGACGGGAGCCAGCAGGGGTGCGCGAACACACCGCCGAATGGGCTACTTGGCAGGGAAATCCACCAAGCTGTGGGCTCTCCCCTGACTGGAGAAGCTATGTATCTAAACCCGTTCTTTGTAGAGGAGATGATGGGCTTTCCAGTCGGGTGGACCGACTTAAGGCTTTGGGCAACGCAGTAGTGCCACAAGTAGCAGCTATAGCCTTACAACGTGTAAAAGACTTGGCTGCGGCTGCAGATTCTTGGGTGGACGCCAAATGAACAGGAAAGCTCCAGTCAATTACGTGGCCTTATTGAGAACGCCTGGGGGCCTAGTGCAGAAGGCCACAATCTGCGCCGACTCCATGACCCAGGCGCACTACACCGTCCGGGAACTATGGCCGGCGCTGCGACTTGTCAGAATCACCAAGGAGGAAGACTGGTAGCAAAGTGAGTCTCATGAGTCGCACCGGCAGGGAAATTGTGTTGGAGCGACTCCACGCAGCTATGCGTAGGGCGACTACCGCTGACCTTCAACGGGCAGCTATGTTTCTGGAGTGGGCCTGGGATGTCCGTCGTGGATGTTCCAGGCAACGGTCTGCGTCGAGGACTGCCCAGAATCAGGCGTGGAAAAAACGGGTGGATCCTGATCTACGGTGGTGACCGTGCTAGTGTGTAGCAAAAGAGACTCACGCGACGATGCCACTACGTCACGGGCAAAAGTTCTACTGCCAGTTGCTGCTCGACCGCAATCGGTACTTGCTGGTTGATGAGATGGCTAAGCAGCAAGGCAAACGGACCACGGCTTTGTTGCGGGAGATGGTGTACTCGGCACTGGAAAAGGCACTGCCATCGTCGGAATACAGGGCCGCAGAAGCGGCAGATCACGCGGCATGGGCGGACTCGGTGAAACGACGTGTACAAGGACGCCAACGCTCCAGGCAAGATGCCCCAGGTACGGAACAAGACTCATAAGACTTAGTTGTAATCAGTAACAAGTCTGACTCAGCCCGCGTAGGCGGGTTACTGTTGCACAGTAGTTCGGTATTTCCGATGACTCGCTATCTGGTCGTGGCCGATGGGCAGTACGTCACTGCGCTGTACGGTCCCAAAGGTTCAGGAATTGGTTTGACTGTTGAAAAAGATGACGCTGGAACCTGGGTCACCTACGAACGTGCTGTCGAAGCTGCGCGAGTTGTTGCTCAATGCCTTGGTGGTTTCGTTACTATTCACAGCGTCGATGAGCCTGACTACCCCCGTAGTTGGTGTAAAGCCAGTTGAGCAGAACTGCCCCAAACACTAACTACTTTGAGTTACTGGTTTGGTTACCGGGCAAAGGGCCGTTGCGCGATGTCTTCAAGGGCACCACCCTGGAAGAAGCGGTGGCACGAGCCGAACGTACCTACCGTGGGTGCCTGATCGAAGTTCCACCGCCTATTGAGAACCGTTCTCAACTCCCCCGCTCCAGCACCAGTCCATCTACACAAAAGCGTCTTCGTAATGACTACATCCGTTCAATTAGATCAAAAAAGGCATGACGACTTGGAGGCCCTGTATCTACAGGATGGCCGAGATAAGCCCGATCACCCGATGCACTGTCTGTACACTGGGCTGTACCAGGCGTATCTAGCAGGAGTCGCGGTCGAGCCCGCACATACTGGAGAGGTTTGACGCCGCTTCACGGATTGCCCAAGAGGACTTGGTGCGTTCCATGTGATACAACGTGTTGAGCAGGACCGCCGCCTCGAACAGACCGTTCCAGTCCTTTGCGTCGTAACGCTCGCGCAGCCATCTGTCGCGGGCGTTTTGACTTAGCTGCTGCTCTACAGGTTGCTCGAAGGTGTTCATTTCAGATGGGGCGGACTTTCATGTACCAGCCCGATTCCGGGCCATCAACGAGCCAGCGTCGAAGCCAGCTACGCCTGGAGTATGCAATTCCTGCACCACCCTTGTGGTTAACGTAGCCACCGTTTGTCATGTCTGCTTCTCCATTTGGATCGTTATGGATGAAGTGGGTAGACGTAAAACCGGTAACAACGCTCCAGTGACCTGAACCTGCTGGGGCGGACACCGGGCCTTTGTGTAGCCAACCGACCGGAGTTGGATAGCCGGAACGAATCTCGCCTTCCAAGATCGAGGTTGTTCCCTCCATCTCAAAGGTGGCATGTAGGCCGAGAGTTTTTAGGGCCAGGATGTGAGCCTTGGCATCGGTGGTATCGCCAAACTGGCAACGGATACGGTTGTACTCGTGGTCCCCGGAAATTTTGCCCCAGTAGCGGGCAACCATCGCGCAACTGGAGCTGAAACACTCCCGATAACCCGTGGCCCCATTGTCGAGCTGGTACTCATACGGGACTTTCAAACTCACCGCTGAATTACTGGAATGAGCGGGCACTACCGTCGTGTTTTGTGACCAGAGTTTGCCCTCTGCCTCACGTCTACGCAACAATCCGGCTTCGACTGACGTACCGGGATTGCGATACAACAACATCGCAGCAGCTACCTTGTCCCACTGTTTGTCGCGGAGACGGTTGCTGATTGTCTCAAAATTCGTGGCACCATAAAAATCTGTACCAACGTTGTACGCAAAACTGATAAGCGCCGACTGCTGTGTCACCCGCATCTCGTTCCAGTACGGGATTTTGCCGTACAAATGTTTGGCGATGCGTTCGACTTCTTGCAGGAGTAGTTGGTCAGCTTCCGTGACCGTTACCTTGTCGCCCTGTTTTACCTTGTGGCCGTCCTGGTAACGAGTTGTTCCATAGCCGATGGTGGTTACGTCCCAGCCGTGCAAGGGGTCGGGGTATGCAGTCAAGCGGCAACCCTCGAATTCTTTGATGAGTTTCAGTGCTGGTGAATAATCTTGCTGTTTGCCGGCTTGGCTCCAGGTTTTGAACCAAGACTGGTTTCGTCCGAGAATATGAGGGTTGTTTTTATTGATGAGTTCTTCCAGCTCGGTCACGGCGGCCATCTGGTGCGGCAGTGACTTGTAGTACCGGAAGAGATCGACGAGACGGATCTTGTTAGTCACGGCGCCAGGGTGCGTGGATACTCATAGGACCGCCTAACAAGCGGCTTTCGCCAGTTTGCAGGTTTTCGTCAATAGGATGCTCCACCACAACAGGTGGTGGGGTAGCAGGCGGTTGGGTTGCGTGCCAGTCGGCTTCGGCCTTGTCTAGCTTGGCCGGCAGCGTTTTCTCGAACCACCACTTGCGAATAGTGCGTTCCAGTTCACGCTGCCAGCCGGGCTTGACAAAGCCGATCAGGCGTTTTTTCCCTTGATAAACGTCAGGACTTGGAACACCAGTTGGATGACGCTGTTGCTCTTGAGGGGGCTGAGAGCGATCAGTTCGCTGGCGGCAGCGACGATGACCCAGAAAGCCGGATGAGACAGAAATTCCATAGCAACAAAGAAGTGCTATGTGTGAGTCTATAGCCTGCCGGGTGAAAAGCAAGTACCCATCCGGGTTTGTAGCTAAATTCACTAAAGAGCCGTACTCGTATGGAAAACCACATCGAGGGCACGGAATTCTTCAGTAAACGTGAGGCGAAAGCCAGATTTAGACAACATATTCTTAATTTTTGGGGGAATAAATGTGCGTACTGTCGAGAACCTTTGGGGAGATCCGGCACACTCGATCACGTCAAACCGAAATCCAAAAGCGGGCACACCAGGCGATCCAATCTTGTTGCGTGTTGTTACGCCTGCAACATGAGTAAGGGCTCGTGTGCAGATTGGCTGGACTGGTTTCGTGCCCAGCATTTTTGGGAACCGCATCTTGAGGATGCGATCAAGCTATGGATTAGTCAGTGACTTGTCCCAGCCAGCACTTTCTGCGTACATGTAGGCCATGTACTCGTCCTCGCAGTAACGGCAGATTCCGCCCTTACACATGCGGTAAAAAATGTGACCTAGCTCGTTCTCCAGTTGCTCCACAGTGAAGCCTTGGCCGAGGTCGTTAATTTGTACAACTTTGGATTCCATTATCTGCGCCTGTCACCGCCGTCCCAGCTGTCCTTGGCTTCTAGTTTGGTGACTCGTTGTTCGACGCCATTTAGGCGACCAAAAGTTTCTTTGCGTTCTTCGCGGATGTCGTTATGTAACACTTCGAGTTGCGTGGCGATGTGCTCCACTGCTGAAGTGAGCCGGATTACGGCATCGCGTGCTTCGTCGTTTCTACGCGAAAATCCCGCAGCGCCCATTGCTGCTACGGAAATTGATGCGCCAGCTACTGCGGCGATGATTTCGATCATGGCAGCAACAGCTACCTAGGTATTGTAACTACCTACCTTGCCCACGTAACTTCTTACGGCCACGTCTACGTGGACGACTGTGTTGACCTTGGCCTTGGCTGGTCGTTTTCGGTGGGCCTGGCTGGTGCTCAATGCGAGCAGTGCCGATTTTGGATTTGACAGCCATCAGGGTTGCTCAGGCCAGGTGATGGTCCACGGGAAGCCTGCCTGAGCGGTTATATCCCGCAGTTCTTGGCGGTAAGTGGCCCATGTCGCTGCATCCACAGGTGCATCGGGAAGTTGGGTCCAGTCGCAATCTGCCAGCCGTTGGTTACGCTCTTGGCGAACGCTGCCAGCCTCAGCATCGGTGCGCTCGGTGATTTCCTCGGCGCTGGCATCGCTGACCACCCAGGTCTGGGTGTAGCCGCTTTCGTCTTTCTCGGGGGCACCTTCGGCAAGGTTTTGGACGTAGGTAATGACAGGCTCGGGTGTGGCCTGCACTACGGCATACCCCATTTCGATGAGCGCCGCTTCAAAACCGGCGACTTCTGCCGGAAAGCTGGTGTTGGGATGAGCAGCACGAACATTTGCTGCAGAAAGCGGGTAGTCGCCGGTAGTTGTGTTGATGTAGGCCATGAATCTTAACAGGGGTTAGGCCGGCTTGATGCCGACGAGGATGCAGGCACGGGGGCTGCCAGTGGAGGAGCAAGTAGCCGAACGAGTGCCGGTGGCGCCAGACGAAAGATTGAGTTCTCGATACAGCGCCCATGATGGAGAGTTGCCATCAGAATCGGTTGCAGTTGAGACAAGGCCGGGTGTTGGGTTGGTCCATCCAGCAAGATTAGTGTTTTCAAAGAAAGCAAGAATTGCGGACGACGAAGTGGATAACGTAATTTGAGGTGCTGTCTGAAGTCCGCCTGAGGCGGTTGTTGAGATTGTCCCAACAGTGTCATAAGCAGCGTTCCGAAATGTCGCAATAACGCCGGAAAATGTTGTTAATGCGTTAAAAGCAAATGTGTAACTTGATGGCTCACTTGCGCCAGCTACAAGATACGCGACTCGGAGAGATGGATCAACTCCCTGGTCAATTACTTCCGTCCAACCCGTACCGCCAGTCCAAGTTCCAGACTTATTAACAGCAACTACAAACGAGATCATTAAATCTCCTTGCTGCGTACCTGCCGGTTTGTTTATAACCAACGTGGTGCCAGTTGAAGAGGTTTGCGTTTGTGCCGATGCGACATATGTAATTTCTGCAACATTAGAGGCCCCTTGCATCAGTCGCAGACTTGTAGGGTCCATAGCTTAGTTTGTGTAGTTGATAAGGCTCGATGCCCGCCAGCGGGTGCCGCCGTCATCGGTGATGAACATGAACAGGTGCGTCTTGCCGGTGGTCAGCGTCGGCGCTGTGCCGCCGGGCCACTCCACACCACTAAACCATGTGATCGCACCGCTGGTGTGCGTCAGTTCCAGTGTGAAGCTGTAACTGCGGCTGACAGGCACGTTGGACACCGTGAAGGTGCTTGCGCCGTTAATGGTCTTGGTGAAGTAGTTGCCGGCGCTGCAGTCAATGTTAAGCGCACCAACGGCGACGATGCTCTGGCCGTAGTTGCCGCTGAGATCCAGGTTAGTGACGTTAGCCGTTCCTAGCGTGGTTGATCCATCGGTCCCAAGGACGATGTTGTTGCTGCCTGAGCTGGGGTTCTTGAGGTTAGTTGTAGATAGTGTGCTCATGATCAGGCGGCCTCCTGGAGTGGCAGATGTGCTTGCTTGGCTGCCCTGTAGGCAGCGGCAGCGGTTGCAGGGTCATCAAAGGTTCCCAGGTGGATTTGCTTCTGGCCCACCACCAGCTTGGCTCGATAGCCGCCTTTCCAGCGGTAAACACCGACGTAGCCGGTGCGGTTGTTTCGAGGGTCGCGGTTCTGGTTGTGTCCGTTTTCCACTTGGGTCACATCCCGAAGATTGCTCCAACGGTTGTCGCTTGGATTTCTGTTGATGTGATCCACGACGCCAGTCGGCATTGAGCCTGTCATTGCAAGAAAGGCTAGCCGGTGAGCCAGGTAGCGGCGACTATCCAGCTGGTTTTGGATGTGGCCACACTTATTCAGAGAGCCCAGAACAACACCGGCTTTGTTTTTGCTGCCCTTGCGATTCTTGGCGCAGACAAACAGCCCTGAGTCGGGGTTGTAAGTCACAAGCTCGGAAAGGCGCTCCTTAGTAATTGTCATCATCCTTCGTATAAAATGTTGATCGACCCCGCGTCAAAGGTGTCGGTGCCGTTGGCGGTGGTGACGCGGATGCGGTCGAGGGTGCCGGAGAGGGTCACGGAGCCAGAGCTAAAGCCGCAAACGGAATCGGTCCGAGACACAACGGCCTGGCTGACCCAATTATTACCCGACAGGTTAGTAATAACTATAGTTCCATACCTTGTGCTGCCCGCTAATGTTGAGTTATCTATGCCAAACCCTGTTGTTCTCGTAGATGAACTGGTTGCAGCGGTACTAGTGTTGCAGCCAGAGCCTAAATAACCAGACGTGGTCAAAGAACCAGACCCGATCTGAACCAAAACGACAGACGTACCAGTTACGCTAATCCCGTTAAACATCACCGTAATCCGCTTCACCCAAGACGGAATCCCAGTGAAGTCAATACTCGTCCCACTGGTGGATGCCTGTTCCGTACCAAGCACCATCCGTCCGCGATCAGCAAAGCTCAGGACGCCAGAGCCGTCGGTGACTAGGGCTTGGTCAGCCGTGCCATTACCACCAGGCAGCTTCAGTGTGTTACTCCCAGCTACTGCCGGGGCGTCGATTTCGGTGTAGCCCGAGGTCGAGCCATTAAGTCGTAGTGTCATGGCTTTACTCGTAGAGGATGTTTATGGAACCGGCGTCGAAGGTGTCGGTGCCGTTAACGGTTGTTATGCGGATGCGATCGAGGGTGCCGGAGAGGGCGATACGGCCAGATGAAAGCTGGCCTGAGCCA